ATCGAACCAATATTGGAATGGCTGGTTCGCAGTGAAATTCTTGTTGGGCAGGTTTGTATAGTCGTCACGGTTCAGGCGTGACATCTGGATCTCACGGCTGTTGTTGCCGAAGAAAAGCTCACGCAGGCCGAGAGTGGTGCCGTTGTAGGCACGGATGCGGTAGTAATTCACGGATTGACCGGGATCGATATCCTCCCACACCCACTGGTTATCCGTCACCGTCACCGTACCAGCGTCATACAGTGTGTTCCACGTCGCACCATCCACCGAATACTCGTAGACATATGACCAGTCTGCAGACCCACCGCCAGCAATATAGGGCAAGATACCGATCGAGCCTATGTACTGAGGGTTATTTGTGCCGTAATTGACGGCAATATTTCCATTTGCCGTAGTCTGTTGACACCATGTGTCCGTATTGTCGTCATAGACGTTTGCAATAACGCCACCAGCAGACGTAGTGTATGAGCCAGTAGGTTGATCCATGGTGCGATAGAGCACGTTTAAAGCGTCTACAGCGCCCTTAGGCAAAGAATAGATGTATTGATCAGGCTTGGTGCCCAACACGAGCTTGTTGATCGCCCAGTATTGAATGCCACGGTTTGCAAGGTTAGATAGCCAGAAGTACAGCGACTCTCGAGCGGATAACAATTGTTCCGAAGTCAGCTCTTCTGCCAACTTCCCACAGCGACGTGCGCCGTGATCAATAAGCGTTTGGACTGTAATTACGGTCTGACCAAATGTACCCGAATAAGCCATTTACCATTTCCCCTGATGTGGTAAAATTACATGTATCACTCTATCTTTGGGTTTATTTGTAATGAATTCGCAAAAAGAACTGTTAAATATTTTTGAGTATGATCCATTTTCTGGTATCTTAAAATGGAAAATTTCTCGATCAAACATGATAAAAGGTTCTGTTGTTGGGTGTATGCATCAAAGTGGATACAAAATACTTACTTTGCAATCCAAATCCTACAGGCTTCACAGAATTATTTGGATTATGCTTTTTGGCAATATCCCAAATGGATTTTACATTGACCATATAAATGGTAATAAAATTGACAATCGACTTGAAAATCTTCGATTGGCGACTAACAATCAAAATCAACAAAACCGACCCGCACCAAAAAACAATTCTTCTGGTTACCGAGGCGTAACTTGGCATAAACAAATGAAACAATGGATGGCAAGAATTTGTCATAACAATAAACGTACAACCATAGGTTTCTTTGATACCGCTGAGGATGCTTACGAAGCATACAAAAAAGAAGCAAAAAAATTGTTCACACATATTGATCGTCTACCATGACGGGCAATTCCATCTTTTCATCGAAGCTCGAGCACGACTCCCTTTCTCACTCTTCTCGGCTACAGGAGCCATGCGTGCGCAAAATGAATCCTTGCGTGCGCCCCCTTCAGGCTGGGGTGCTTTTAAGTTACTTCCTGTCTCACGATTATACTTCGCACGACCCTTTTCTGTAAGGCCTGCGCCTCGCTCTACAGGCAACTTTTCACCTCGACCAACCGCTAGTGAAACACCGCCATCTTTCATCTTGGCGGTTTTTGCTGACTCTTTAAATGCTTGCGCAGTAGGGGCGCCCTTGCTTCCCACCTTGCGCATCTTTTCGCCTGAGCCTGCAGCAATACGTTCTTGTTTAGCGTGAATGTTGGCGTACAAGCCGCCAGCCTTCATTCCCTTGTCAGCCGCAGCAAACTCTTTACCGACCTTCTGTGGAACGCCACCAAACCCACCTTTTGTGTGGGCAGCAGCCTCCATCAGACGGTGCTGAGCAGGGGATTTGCTAGGCATGACTAGCCACAGAAGATCGTGACTGATGCGCTTGCTGGCAGCGTCACATGAATGTTGGTGTTGAAACGGATTCCGTTGCCGGGCACCAACGTCGAAATAACCGCCGTATTGGTTGTGATGTTTACACGCAGACGCTCAGTGCCTGACGCACCGCCATCACGGAAAACAATTTCACCAGCAACACCGCCAGAGGCTAATTGATAACCAGCGAGGTTTGTTGCGCCAGCGTACATCGTGCCAGTTGCATCTTCATGCACGGCAAATACATTGGTTAATGTGCTCAATTCAATCTCCAGAAAGCAAGTTGGGGCGACCGCAGCCGCCCCGATTTGTTACTTCTTCATTGCGCCGCCACGCCGACGTGCGGGGATAACAGTAGTCGAGGCCTCACGCTCTCGATCGCTGATAGCACCGACGCCTTTAGTGTCAATTTGTTCCATTGCACGACGTTCTGCATCCGACATAACACCCTTGCCCATAAGCTTGTCTTTCAAGTAGCCCATGCCCTGCATTGCTTTGCGAGGCAAGTACATCAATGCATCATCAACAGCTTTAGAGTCAGCAAGGTTTTCTTGCGTCAATCGATCGTAATGACCTTTATAGGCACGAGTTTGCTCATCTGACATTCCAGCGTTTGAGTCAGACATGTCAAAGCCCATACCGCCGCCTGTTTGCTTATGAGCTACCTTGCCACCCTTTTTGAAGGTGCCCGATAACTCCTTAATAGCAACAGGTGACGATGGCTTTTTACGGCCTTGTGGCATTGCTACGGGGGCGCCTGAGCTAACTTTTCCCCCCGTAGCAAAATGCTTTTTTGCGGAACCACCTTTCTTGTAGCCACCGCCGTTAGCTTTTGCTACGCCACCAGTTTTATAACCACCGCCGTTGCCAAGCTTTACACCTTTAGTGTTTGCAGGCGAATGATCGGCCTTCTCACCGTCGACAACCTTGGTGTTGCGGAATTCGCCACCTTGGTCTTTAGTCTTGATGATGCCGCCATCTTTGTAGCCACCCTGACCGTCAACCACGCCGCCAGTGTTCATCTTGCCGCCGTGCTTAAGTTTAAGTTTGGTGCCTTCACCGCCCTTGTGCTCTTGAGCATCATGCTGTTTGATGGCCTTCTTGATCATGGCCTTGTCTTGCGCCATATCAGCTTTGCCGCCTTCCTTAGCCATCATTGCTGAGGGCATAGGCTTTTTAGCCATCATGGCTTGACGACGATCCGCCATGCTGGGTTTGCCCGGTGCCGCTACGGGTGCATTCACCGCAGGTCTTCCCACCAAAGCAGGATTCATTGCGAGTGCACCCATGGCGCCACCATCAGCCATCTTCTTGTGACCAGCCTTGTCAAGGCTTGTAGACTTCATCTTCCTATTGGAAACATGACCACCCTTCTTGAGCTTCAAAATGACTGAAGGCTCAGTGGTTTCCATCTTCACCATTGGTTTGAACTGTCCCATGATTTACCCCTTAGGCTTGTGTGACGCCGAGAGCGCCAGTACGGGTTGAGTTCGGGCCGACAGCGATAGCAGGCAACAAGACACCCATGACGAGGCGCTTTGTGCCGTTGGTTGCGCTTGAGGGCACATAAGTTCCACGCACGTCGCCTGAAGTTGTTGTAGCGGCGGTAGTCACGGCAGCAACGAATGTACCTGCGTCTGCAGCCAAAGTGCTATCCCAACGAACAGAAGAGACATAAGCCACATTGGTCATGCGGACTGGCACGCCAAGAATGTCGGTTGTGCCAACAGCGACCGTAACAACAGGACTGCCAGAGATCGTGATGCCGCTGATCTGAAAGAAAGCCTTCTTGCCGTTAACAGTGGTCGATGCAACAGCGCCCGTAGCAATGACTTCGCTCATTGGCTGACCGTAGTAGTCGTAGCCAGAGATGGTTACGTTGCGAGTTGTTGGCGAGCCTGCACCAGTCGTTGTAGAGACAGCACGAGGTACGTCAAGTTGCACAACAGTAACGCCGTCAGCACGCACTACAGAAGTTGTGCCTGTGCCAGCAGTTAAAGTCACAGTCGAGGTGTAAACGCTTGCAGTGGCAATGTTGTTTGTTGCCAACGCAACAGGTACTGTGTCCCAGACGTAGATGCGACCAAGCGGCCCGACACCTAAATCCATTTGGGTTGGATCACCTAATGCTGAATTAACATTGGTGCCCATAAAAGTTTGTGATGAACCTAAAAATAGGTCGTCTGAAAATTGGGGCATTTTAAATCTCCTGTGGCTTGAACCACTCGGTGGATAGAAAAAAGGGCGGGTATTTCACCGCCCCCTTATTAGCGTTTACACGCCCGGTGTGCCGTACATCGCACGAGGATCAGT